CGCCTATTATGCTTTTAATCGTGATGTTAATGTTATGGACTTTGATAGTTCTTACCAATCAGGACAAGTGAGAATTGGCATGGACTTTAACGTCATGCCTATGACAGCCGTGATTGGTTATCGAGTGAATGACAAGTTCTACATCTGGGATGAAATGTTCTTAGAAAATAGCGATACCTTTAAGATGTGCGATCAATTAAAGGCTAAGAAATATATCGGCACTGTCTATCCCGATTCAACGGGTGCCAATCGCAAGACATCGGGTAAGTCGGATCATGTTATCTTAAAAGAAGCCGGCTTCATTATCCAGTCGACCAGGAATCCTTTCGTTACCGACCGCGTAAATAACATCAATCGCCTGCTCAGAGATGGAAAAATAATCATTCATCCACGATGTAAAAAGCTTATCAATGACTTGGAAAAGGTTACTTGGAAGAATGATGAACTAGATCAGAAAACAGACAAGATGCTCACACACATTACAGATGCACTCGGATATTTATGCTGGGCACTTGATCCGATTCATGGGCATCAGCAAAAATCCTCGACCATTCAGCTTTAATGCATTTATACTTATAATAAATAAGAGGGATCTAATTATGTTATACGAAAAAAGACAAGAGATTATCGATTACATTAAAAAGCACATGCCTTTTCTTAAACAGAATGAGCAGGCATTGGACATATATGATGGCAATCTTCGCCCTTATATTGATGACATTCTTAAGAAGTCTTTAAGTGATAACTATTATAATGCTATTAGAGATAGAATTCTTCCGATCAATATTCTTCAAAGATTCGTTAACAAGGTCTCCACCACTTACTCTAAGTCTCCTCAAAGAGAATGTGAGTCTGAAGTGAATAAGCCCTTCCTAGAATACTATGAAGAAGCTTTTGATATTAACAACTCAATGATGGTGGCTGACTCCTATTCAAATCTTTTTAAAGGATTCGCCTTAGAACCATTCATTAATCACAAGGGTAAGCCTGAGCTAAGAATACTTTCATTTGATAAGTTCTTAGTCATGTCAGACTCTAAGAGTAATCCAGAAGAGGAGACAATCTTCATTAAGATCATGGGGTGTAAATCAGATAAATTGGATGAGACACTTATTCACGTCTACACGGCTGATAAGTTTGATGCCTTCTATATGAATGGGGCTGATGCGCCTGAGTACTTAGTAGACAATGGTGGTGTAAATCTTTATGGCGTTATTCCCTTCGTCTATGGAAAGAGACAAAAGCATAAGCTTATTCCTACCCTAGACAGTGATATGCTCTCAATCTCTAAAGCCATTTCAGTCATGTTATCGGATGCCGCTGGTGCTCAAATGTTCCAATGCTTCAGCATTCTTTATGGAATAAATGTAAATGTAGAAAACATTACGATGTCTCCTAACGCTTTTTGGTCTTTCAAATCTGATGAAGAGAAAGCCCCTAGTGTGGGATCGGTTAAGCCAGAGGCTGACACTCAAAAGGTCATGGAGTTTGTAACCAATATATTCGTATTATGGTTAGAGACTAAAGGAATTAGAGTCGGATCAATGGGTAACACCCAAGGAACCTCTACTGCTAGTGGTATCTCTAAGATCATTGATGAAATGGACGCTTATGAAGTTAAGAAGAAGTCTATGCAATGGTTCCAATTAGACGAAGAGGAACTTTGGAATGAGAAACTTCCTGCCATTCACAACTTTTGGATTAAGTCTGGAGCGTTGATTGATCCAGAAGCTCCTTCATTAGTAGTTGGTCAAATGGACGTAGAGGTAGAATTTGAACAGCCGCAACCATTCATTAGTAGAACTGAAGAACTAGCCAACGTGAAAGCTGAAATGGACATGGGTCTATTAACTAAAGAAATGGCTATCAAGATTCTTCATCCTGATTATTCAGAAGATTTAGTTAGTGAAATTGTAGAATCGGGCGCAAATATTAATGATGTTCAATTCAAGCCCGAGATGGAAAACAATAAACCTGATGAGATGAATCCTTTAAATGAGTAGTTGGATTAAGAAAGAAATATTACTTCCTACGGACTACGATACTGAGGATGCTCAGACCGTAGCCGAGGAAATATTGAACTTCATAGTCGAAAGATCTAAGAAGGGACTGGGGTCTGATGGGGATAAGTTTCCTGGATACTCTAAATCATATATGGAATCCGATGCCTTTAAGTTAGGTGGAAAATCTAAGAAGGTTGACCTAACTCTATCGGGTGAAATGCTCGATAGCCTAGAGATACTTCAAGCCAAGCGTGGCAAGATTGTCATTGGCTTTGCTAAAAGTAGCGACATGAATGGACGTGCTGAAGGAAATATTCTTGGCACTTATGGTACATCTAAGCCCGATCCAAGCAGAGCAAGAAACTTTATGGAACTATCGGGTAAAGAACTTTCAAAGATAATTCGTTCATTAGATATTCTTCCCAAAGATATTCAGAATCAAATCGCTAGAGACGCTAAAGCAGGCGCGATTGATATTATTGATAAGTTCCAATTCGAGGTGAGTGATGGCGAAGACGGCTAGTGATATTCTTAGAGAATTATCTAAGAAGGTTAAAGACGTAACGAAGACCGAGGCAAAGTCCTTTGACTTCTTATTGGATGAAATTCCTATGCGGATTATTCGTCGTACGTTATTAGGTAAAGATATCAGCAACTCTCCACTTAAAAAGCTTTCTCCCAACTATATTAAAGCAAGAAAGAAGATGGATCTTGGATCAGACGCTAAGCCAACTAAGTCGAATCTTACTCTAACAGGTGAAATGCTCTCATCAATTGAAGGAAAAAGAAGTGGAACCTTATTTACCTTCTCATTTGGAAGCAACACCTTTGCTAACGATAAAGCACGTTGGGCGAAAGAAGGTGGACGCCCGTTCTTTGGTCTATCTGAAACTGATAAGAAGGGACTAACCACTAAAATATCATCAATCTTCCGTCAAATCCTTAGAGATACTTTTAAGGGTTGACAAGAAAAATAACACATAGGAGAATTAAAATGTCCGAAACATCCCCGGTCAGTGACCAAGTCGAAGTAGTTAGTAACGAAAGAGACAAATCCCAAGACAAAGTGGCTTATGAAACTTATCAGCGCGTACTGAATGAGGCGAAAACTGCAAAAGAGAAACTAAGAACTCTAGAAGCAGCTCAACAGTTACAAGTTGAAAGCAAAATGAAAGAGCAGAATGAATGGAAGGCTTTAGCCGAGGCAAAAGAGCTAGAAGCAAAAAACCTTTCTGAAAGACTTAATGGATTAGAATCTACGATTACTGAATCAATTAAGCTTAATTCATTTCAAAAACACTTAGGTGGAAAGATTAAAAGTGATGAGTACTATCAATTTGTTGATACAAACTCAATTGCTTACAATCCAGAAACTAAGCGCGTAGACGAAGAAAGCGTTAAGAAAGTTGTAGCTGAATTCGTCAAGAAACACGCAAGTCTCGTGGAGTTCAAGGTGGGGAAAATGCCTAATGAGGCTGCTTCGACAATGAAAGTAAAAGAAAAGAATTACAGTGACATGAGTAAGGAAGAAATTGAAGCCGAACTCAGAAAACTAGGACGAATTTAATAACCAAATAGGAGATACTTATGGCTGACGCGTACATGGGCAACACGGAACTAGGGGCGACAAAAGCAGTTTTGATTTCTACTCTAGTTCAAAGAGAACTTGCTTTCAATGCAATTCTTAAAAACACTATTACAGACGTTTCAAACTTTGCTGTACCAGGTGTAAAACAAATTTCATTCCCAAAACTAACTTCTTTCTCAGTTACTAACAGAACAGAGGGGACTCTAGGAGAAACGACGGCATTAACCAGCAGTGTCGATACAATGAGTCTCGATTTCAATGCGTTTGTCGCATGGGGGATTGATTCTTTCACAGCAAAACAGAGCACTATAGACGGGCAAATGCAATCAATTCTTTTTGCCTCACAGGCAATGTCGAGATATGTTGATACACAAATTATTACAAAATTGGCAGCGGTAGCGGCTTCATTCATTAACTCAGGGTCGGATGTTGACGTTACTTATGCCAACCTTTTGACTATGAGAAAAGCTCTTCTTAAAGCAGACGCTATCCTTGGTAACTGTTGCATTATCGCTTCTCCAGCTCAAGAAGCAGTTCTTATGGGACTTTCTGAGTTCAAAGATGCCGCTGCTTACGGAGCAAACGCAGTAGTTCCAAATGGTGTTATCGGGAAAATTCTTGGTATGCCAGTTTATGTTCACAACGGATTGGCTGATAAGCAACTTTTCATGTACGAAAAATCTGCTCTAGCAATCGGATTCCAAAAACAAGCTGAATACGGAGAGCAATCTTTCCTTGAGCTTGGTGTTGGCGCTAAGAAATGTGCTATCGATCAATACTTCGGACTTGTAGGTCAACAATTAGCACTTAAAGGTGCAGCTTCTGGAAAATCTCCATTGGTAGTTGGTCTTAACGATTAATTAG